ACACAAAACTTGACAAGCCCCTAACCTATAAAATAGGTAATTACCTAGCCTATTACCTAACCTATTACCTATTAACCTATACATACAAAGGCGTGGGGGCGACGGACGGACGGACGGACGGACGGAGCGATAGAGTAGACCGACGGATAGAGTAGAGTAGAGTAGAGGGAATGGGGATGGGACTGGGATGGAATGGCGACGGACCGACGGATAGAGTAGAGCGATAGAGTAGAGTAGAGCGGACACAAAAAAGGGGACCGAAGCCCCCATTTTCGTTAGATTTGTTTAACTAATCGTTACTAATCCTTCTTTCACCATTCTGTTTCTGTAGTGAGTCCAGATGCAACTAGGTGTTTGGACTGTTACCAATCCAGCTTTGACCAACGCACTCTCAGTCGATCCATCAGTCCCGATCAAATCACCCACTGTAAGCTTGTTATCTTTCGCGGCAAGTAGTGCCTCGATGATTTTCCCTGCTTGAGGTGGGAATTTTCCTTTCGGTGTAGCAATCAGTGTAATCACTGCATTGTAATCAATAGAACCTTTTTGGGTCCCAGCTTTATAGTTTTTATCTATCATACTTTCTCCTTTCTAGTTATGGGGTAAGTACCCCGTTAAGTCCTATAATTATAAGGCAGATTACTTTGGAAGTAAAGCAGTATAAAGAGTTCTAGAAATAGCCGACCCGTCCCTCAGTCCGTCGCTCCCTCAACCACCTTTGCATCCAAAGTTCTTTTCTTTATAAGGTTTTCAAGTCGATCGAGTATGTCGTCCTTGGACATTAGATCGATCTTCGCGGTCAGTATCTCGCGTCTATCAATGTAGAGTCCACCCGCTTTCCCTCGATGGACCTCGGCTGTGATGGCTGCGGATATCTGTCCCTGGTCCTTCGCCTCCTCTCTGAGGTCGTGTAGAGTAGAGAGGTGTGTCTCCAAGGAAACTGCGTCTCTTTCCGAGGCGGCTATTTCCAAGTCTATGAGATAGTTTCGTACAACTGGGTTATGGTTTAGTAAAACGCTCCCTTGTGTCTTCGCGCCCTTACGATCCTTCGTATACCCTGCTTTTACCGCAGCGTCAGTAGCTGTTTGTCCTTTTAAATACTCTTTACAAAATTTCTTTTGTTTTGAGTTGAGTGACTGCCAAATCTTACCCTTGTCGTCAACTAGTCCTTTACCGTCTTCTGTTGGCGTCAAAGATGTGTAAGTGAGTCGTTTCATTCTACCTCCAAGTTTCGCATAAGGTTATTAGTATCATATTAGTTTTATTATCAAATATATACTTTTCTCGTGCCCTCTAGAGAATCTTACCATAGTTTCTAATAGACTAATAGAATTCTATTAGTTTTGCAGATTGAAAGAATAGAGTAACCAAGAGACTTGTAGACCGATTCTATTAGTATATTAGCGATATTAGTAGTTTTGCGAAAGTTTTTTGAAAAACTTTTTTATTTTACCAGATAACAATACTAATAGATTTAATAGACTGAAATAGGTATAAAAAACCCCCGACCAACGCACCGCTGACCGAGGGCAAAGATTAGATAATATTACTTTATTGACTCAAGTTCGTATCCTTGAACTTTATAATCTTTATCGTAGATATTCACATACCAAAACTTTTCTCCTGTTTCGATATCTTCGAGCAACGCATTTGGATCCAACCCCTCCAACTCAGCTATTATGGTACTCTCGCTTATTGGATCGTTTAAGCTTTGAGCTGCAGGTGATCGCCAAGCTTCTTCATCTCCTCTATGAAGCACATTCCATAATTTATCGTAAAGGTCGAGTATCTCTCTGATCTTATCGACAGTAGTAATGCAAAGAAACTCTTGGTATTGGTTCGGGTTCCTATCTTGTTCATGAAAATGACATAGGTTTACCCTATATAGTTTATTCTTCATTCTATTCTCCTTTCTTTGTAGTTAAATTTATATATAAGTTTTGTTAAACTGTGGTTCTCTGGTCATAGTGTATCCAGCAACTCCGCTGGTATGGCACATTTTCACATGGTAAACATATCCCTCATAGCTATATATTGTAGACTCTATCAAATGGTCGGATGGTTCATTCTCATCTTCCCATTGCATATCTACATAAAGGTGGTCTTCTGACTGGACAAACTCTATCTTTGCGGCAGTTAGTTCCTCCTCTAATCCATACAATTCCATAAACTCACCTTTGTAAGCTTCTCGGTTCAACACCTGAGTCCCAAACGGGCAACTCGTGTCGTCCCATAGTTTCTCGTTAGCGTATATTTTATATAGTTCTTTCATTCTATTCTCCTTTCTTTGTAGTTAAATTATTTTATAAATATAATCGTTAGCGTGAGCATCTGAATTTAATCCAGTCATTCGGATCTCGCCGTTATAGGTATATATTATAATCACTGGGTCCCCAATATGATCCTCTGTCACAGGGTTATCTACCAAGATTATCGGCTCGTACCCCTCTTTAGGTTCTATCGAAAAGGAATCAATAAACTTCAATCCCTCCCCTCTCATCTGGTGGTCCCAACTTATGCCTCGTTCTTTTGGCTCATTTTCGACCAATAGGTTAATAAAGTCTTTGGAAACGTGCCCTCTTTCCCCATTATCTATTAAGTCTTTTATTAATTTTTCCATTCTATTCTCCTTTCTTTGTAGTTAAAATTCTAAATGAAATCGATTTCTCAGTATATTCTGCTGAATCAATCTCCTCCCAATCAATCACCATATAGGTATAATTACCGTCTATCGATGTACCAATCAACACGTCTAAGTTATCACTTAATTCGAAATACTTACCCGTTTTCGATAAATGTATTAACTCCGCATCTTCTGCAGTGTTTCGTGGACTCCAGAAATTCTGGTAATCTATAGTAGCGTTTAGTTTTATCCAATCATCCATCTTATTTCTCCTTTCTATGAATAAGTTATCGTTAACGGTCTTCTCGTAATACTCCATGCACTGTAAGTTTGCATGTCATGTATGTATTCAGACACAATCGTATAAGCGTAATCTTTGTAAACAAAGATCGTTACATCACAGTCCCAAGTACTTTTGTCAGTGTAGTTATCGAGTGAAGCAATCGTTTCGGTTCTTTCAAACGTTATCGTTTCGCTTCGTACATACTTGATGCTTTCGATATCGTCTATGAATCCGCATTCTTCATTACCGTAAAAGTCTTTCTTAAAGGTACATATTTCAGTTTGCATCGGGCAACTCGTCTTTTCCCAATGGTCAGTGTTATGTACACAGTCTAACCAGTTATCAAACTGGTCCTGATGTTTTCTATGTTCTTCGTAAGTTATTTTCTTTTCCATTCTATTCTCCTTTCTTTGTAGTTAAATTATTTTACTGCCTCGCCTAGTTTGTAACCAGTGTAGTAATCGTTCACAAACAATCCGAAGTAAGTCGCTCCCTCACGTTTTTGCGATGCGTCACAAGGTACTCCTTCTTGTGCATCCAGATACCCCAGCTGATCAGCTTCCATCCTCATCCGTTCTTCCAGTTCTTCATAATCACCTCTCATAATTGCTGATTCAATTAATTTCTGCATAACCTCTATTTCTTCTCTTACCATCGAGATCTCACAGCGAGGGTCACGGTTATCTGATGAGGCTAGTCGCTCCAGAGTAGCTATATCTTTCTCAGCCCATTCAATCAATAAGTTCTTATCCATTTCTTTCTCCTTTCTTTGTAGTTAAAATCGCTAAACCTTTTTAGCCTATACGGGTATTATACGCCCCACTAAAAGCCAATAAAAGCAGTTTTGGACTTTACACACGACTAAAAAACCCCTTTTACCACTATCCCCGACTCGTTGAAAAACGAGTACCACTATCCCCGATTCGTTGAAAAACGGGCATAAAAAACCCCCGCATAAAGCGAGGGTTAGATAATTTAGTAGAGTTTATTTAGACTTCGAACATAAAGTATTCTGATAGAGCACTGGCACCACTACAGCCATTACAACTCAGGACGATAACGATTTCTCCATGCCCCGAGCCATCCCCCATAGGAGCACTAATATCAATACAGTTATAACCACTATCGGGGAGATTCCCGAGCCACGAAGAATCGTAAACTGTGTGTGTCTCTCTATCCTGCATTTCTTTTGCAAGCTTATCATAGTCTACATTCTTATCAAAAATATGTTCTTCGCTGAAGAGCCATTTCACATAAGTCTGTCCGCCCAGTAGATCGGTCATTATATCAATAAGTCGATCTTGTTCTTTACCTGCGGTAACTATCTCTCTGATACTGTCAAACACTTGACTGACTGGTATAACCTGCCATCCGTCTTGGTATGTATTATCCATCTTCTTTCTCCTTTCTTTCTTTGTAGTTAAAATCGGCTAAAAAACCTTTTAGCCTTAATAGTATTATACGCCCCATTTTAGCGAACTAAAGCAGTAAATGATTAACCCACGGCTTTAGAATTTTCGACTTCTTCGACCCACTGAGCGTCGGCAGTAACTATAGAGTCGTAAACCGATTGACATTGAGTAGAAGTTAACACTCCAGGATAACTAGAGTAATAGTAACATTCGTGGAAGTCCATCGTTGCGTTAATTCTCAAAATCGTAGAGTCGTTAAGTTCGAAAAAATCCATTACTGGATTATTCTTGGGGTTTAGCTTTATGCCTAATTCTTTAGGGTAGCCTTTACTGAAAATCAACGTATCTAGTGTTTCGCTAGGTGCGTTA